ATGGCGAACCAGAAGGGCAAACGCCGCCGCTTCGGTTCGGTCCGCAAGCTGCCGTCCGGCCGCTTTCAGGCCCGGTATCCCGGCCCGGATGGTCTGCTGCGTTCGGCTCCGGCGACCTTCCCCACTCAGACCGACGCTGATCGGTGGCTCGTCCGCAAGGAAGCGGAGATCCTCGACGGCCGGTGGAAGAACCCGGACGACAAGGTCCTCTTCGGGGTCTACGCCGACGCCTGGTTCAAGGAGCGCAACTACGCGGCGACCACCCGCGAGCGCAACGGCAGCGCGCTACGTCTCCACGTCCTGCCTACCTTCGCGAACGTGGTCCTGAGCGAGATCACCACACCGCAGATCCGCCGCTGGCGTGCCGGCCTCCTGGAGTCCGGTGTCGGTGAACCGACGGTCGCCAAGGCGTACCAGATCCTCCGCGCCATCATGAACACCGCAGTCGACGACGAGTTGATCCAGCGGAACCCCTGCCGTATCAAGGGCGCTGGGGCAGCGAAGACAGCCGAACGGCCGTTCCTCGATGTCACGGAGGTCTTCCAGCTCGCCGACGCCGTGCCTGCGCGTTTCCGGGTTTTCATCCTCCTGGCGGCCTTCACCGGCCTCCGCTTCGGGGAGCTCGCCGCGCTCCAGCGCCATGACATCGACCTCGAACGGCGAACCGTCGCCGTGAGGCGTGCCCTGGCCGAGACCCGCTCGGACGGCATCCTGGTCAAGGCACCCAAGAGCGCGGCAGGTGTGCGTACCGTCGCCTTCCCTGCCTCGCTGACGGAGAGCCTGGCTGCTCACCTCGATGTCTACGCCGAGCCGGGTCGCACCGGGCTGGTGTTCACGGGAGCAAGGGGCGGGCAGCTCCGCCGGAACAACTTCCGTCGTCTATGGCTGCGAGCCCTGGTGACGACTGGTCTGGGAGACGTTCACTTCCACGATCTGCGCCACACCGGAAACACCCTCGCCGCGACCGGCGGTGCGACCACACGAGAATTGATGCAGCGGATGGGCCACTCGTCTGTGCGTGCCGCGCTGATCTACCAGCACCTGGTGAACGGCCGCGATCATGCGATCGCCGCTCACGTCGATGAGCAGATCAGAAAGGTCCGGCCGGCAGAGCCCGACGAACCATCTGGCACGTAAGTGGCACGACGCCTCTCCCCCGCCGGAATCGCGGACGAACAAGGCCCAGGCTCTCGGCTTACCGCCGGTGACCTGGGCCTTTTCCGTGTGTCCTACTGGTGGGCGCGGACGGTTTCGAACCGCCGACATCTGCTTTGTAAGGGCTTCTGTCCTGCGGCCTCGGAGATTCCGAGAAGTTCCGAGACCTCCCTGGCGCCGAAAGCGACCCTCGCGCCCCGAGAGCCAGGAAACCCCGAGAGATTCCGAGACCCCCCGAGGGGGGTTTGTGGACTCCTAGTGGACTCACGCCGATTCCTGGTCCGGAACGACCCGGAGTCCACTACGACCGGTCAGCGCCGCCCGCACGACCTCCCGAGCACCCTCGCTCTCATGCGTGTACACCCAGGTCACCTTGCCCGCGCGGTCGTGACCCAACATGGCCTGAGCGTCGGCCTCCGGCACTCCTGCCTGATGCAGCTTGCTGGTCACCCTGTCGCGGTAGTGGTAGATGTCCGGCCACCAGTCGGTCTTCCCGTCCGGCCGCACCACCTTCCGGGACACACCCGCCTGATCGCACGCCTGGCGCCACGGGCGCCTGAGGTTGTTGATGTTCAGCGCGGCGCCCCGGGGGCCCCGAAGCAACAGCTCCTCGACGCGAAGGTCGTACCCGTCGCCGATCGCCGACCGGGTCCGGGCCGGCTTCCACTTCGCTCTCATGACCTGCACCGCGCCCCACGCCCGATCGGTTAGGGGGACGCTCCGGAAACCGGCGTCGGTCTTCGGGGCCGGCTGCCGGACAAGGCGACCGCCGTCGGGGACGAGAATCTCCTTGATGTGCGCGACCCGCTCCTCATCATCGATGCAGTAGTCGCGCAGGCCGGCATACTCGCCGGGGCGCATGCCCGTCTCGTGTGCGAAGTCTCGGAGGATCGCCTGGTAGTACGCCGGCAGCGCGGCGTGGATGAGGTCGTACTGCGCTGTGGTGGGCGGCTTCAGCTCTTCCGGGTGCCGCTTGTTCCGGGTGGCCGTGACTTGCAGCTTGGCCGCGGGGTTCACGGAGATCCGCTCACCGTCTCGGACGGCTTCCTCAAGCAGGGCGATGAGTAGCTCCTTCGCCTTCTTCTGGCTGTCGAATCCCGGAACTTCGCTGCTCAGCCACCGCTGGAGCTCCATGTACTCCACGTCAATGAGGCGGTACCCGCCCCACTTCGGCTGGATGTATTTCCGCCAGATTCCGAGCTTGCGGTTGTTGGTGGTGATGCGGCCCTTCTTCGCCTCGACCTCCCAGAAGGTGTTCCACCAGGTGTTGAGCCGGATCTTCCCGCGGGCCGGGTCCCGGTAGCGGCGTTCCCGTACGTCGGTACGGACTTTGTCGAGAAACGCGTCGGCGTCCGCCTTCTTCGGGAAGTTCTTGGCCTTCTGCTTTCCGGTGGGGTCCCGGTAGCGGGCCTGCCACGAGCCGACGCAGTCGCGCCGGCGCTTCCGCTCGCCGTGGTCCGCCTCGGGGTACGCCTCGATGCACTCGGTGCAGCCGCACGTCTTGCTGCGCATCTGTCTCGGGTTGTTGGTCGCTCTACGCGCCATGGGTCACCGCCTGCTCTCCTGTCCGCTGCTGGGGGATGCGGGGGCTCAGGTCGAGCGATGCCCCGCAGTAGCAGAGTGCACCGAACTGGGGCTGGGGGATGGCGAGTTCGGCGAGAACGGCTCTCACTGCGGTGACAGTGTGCGAGCGGTCAAGGCCGGGCGGAAGGGCGATCGTCTGGGTGGCCGGGTCGAACACCGGAGCCGAGCCGATCGGAGCGAAGCGGACGCGAATGCACATGCGGACCCCCGTGTACGCAGGCGGAACAGGAACCTGCGGTCGATGAGGGGAGGGCATCGGCCGTGCGAACGACCGTACCCCCAACTGGTGGAATATGCGACTACCGTTACGCGTGTTGACGACCAGTCAGACACGTGGAGTGACGGGGTCCATTTAGCTGAGACTCACGACAGGGCGGAACGGTTGTGCTCGTTCAGCGCACGAAGTTGGATCTCCTGCAACTCCTGCTGCTCAGCAGTGAGGCCACGGAAGAGTTCGAGTAGACGTTCTTCCGCCTCGGGCGCCAAGGGTCCGGGGACCTTGCGGCCGGCTGCGGCGAAAACGCGGTCCGCACTGAACTTGGGGTACCGGGATGCGAGCTTGTGAAGAGCCTCGGCGCGCGGCGTTCGTTTGCGGTGCACCCAGGTATTGACGGTGGAGACGGACACACCGATAGCCGCCGCGATCTGGCTGTCGTTCACGCCATACTCGCCCTTCAGGCGTGCAAGCAGCTGCGCGAGGTCTTCGGTGGGGGTCGCATCCTCGTTGTCCACGGCCCCAAGATTGCCCGTGACCTCTACTTTTCGCAAGTAAAAGTAGAAGCATGGCGCGTATTGGTGCAGCGCGTAACCTCCCCGTCACGCGCCCGCGCACTGGCATATGACAACACCATAGAACACACATTCGAGTTACGCAGCCGCTCGGAGATTCTCGGCAGTTCTCGTTGACACGACTGCGACAGCGACTGTAGAATTGTCGCAGCACCTCGCACCGAGGGGCTCACCCGCATCAACCAGCACGAGGTACCCATGCCAAAGCTGCTCCGCAAGGGCGAAGGCCAGCCACTCCGCGACGAGATGAAGCGGCAGGAACTGACCCTCGACGAGCTCGCCGAGAAGACCAAGACGGTCGATCCGGAGGGGCGCGGAGTCAGCCCGGCCACGATCGGCCGGCTCACCGGCCGGGGCCGCACCGCGCGAGATCGATGCGAACTGCACACAGCGTGGCTCATCACCGAAGGGCTCGACGCCCGGATGCACGCGCTGTTCAGCATGCCCCCACATTCGACCGCGACAGTAGAAAGGTCAACCTCCGATGCCGAAGAAGAGTGAGCGCCTCACCGCCCTCCCCGCCGGACTCGTACCTCTCCTGAGCCAGCGCGAGATCGAGACGTACTACGGCGTCTCCGACTGGCAGATCCTCCAGTGGATCAAGCAGGGGATGCCCACCGAGCCGTTCGCCGGCCGTCAGCGTCGGTTCGACATCGGCGAGGTCCGCGAGTGGATGGCCGCGCAGGACGCGGAGTCCTCGCTTGTCGCCGTCCCCGCCTGACCCCAGACACACCACGAGGCGCCGAGCCATGCCGGGCCCGACGCCTCAACGGCCCCTCAACCCCTTCAGAAATCGAGGACACCGTGATTGTGAATCTTATCCGCCCCACGGACTTGCCAGCCGGTCACCGGCGCACCGTCCACGTGGACATCACCCCGCCCCGCCCGACCACGCTGCCCGGCCTGTTCCGTGCCGCGGCCCGCGTCCTCGCCGCGAACGGCCTGCACCAGGGCGACTACTTCCCCGACGCACTGTCCGACGTGCACACCCCGCACACCGCCCGGCCGCTGTCGATCGTGGCTGCGCTGCGGTGCGCGGCGACCGGCGACCCCCGGGCCTACTCGCTCCTCGCGGACGAGGGGCTGATGGAGCTGGCGTTCCGCCTGACGGTGGACGGCGAGGGGCCTGAGCACCTGGACCTGTTCGGTCTGGAGGACCACGTCGACGGCTGGGGCGACGTCGAGGGGCGTACGACGGAGTCGGCGTGCGCGGTGCTGTACGCGGCGGCTGACGCTGCGGCGGTGGCCCTGTGAACGCGCGCCGGGTGTCGGCTGCTGCGGGTGTGGTGTTCGCGGCGATGAAGACGCGGCAGACCGCGACGGGGATCGCGGCGGCGTTGGAGGCGGCGGGCCTGCTCCAGTCCCCGGAGTCGGCGGCCGAGCAGCTGGAGTTGCTGCGGCAGCGGGACGCCTTCCGGGACCAGCGGAACTCTGTCTTCGCGACGAACGAGGAATTGCTGCTCCGGGTGGAGCGGGCGGATCTGGAGCGGCTTCAGACCGAGAACGACAACCGGACGTTGGCCCGACGGATTGCCGAGCTTGAGGCCACGCTGTCCCGGATCGGTGCCCGTGCGGAGCAGCGGCACCTGCTGGACCCGCTGGACCACGTGCTGGAGCACCTCGCGGACGAGCGCCCGGTGTTGACCGAGGAGCAGGCGCGCCGCATCGAGCGCGACCGACCCGAGACGACCACCGCGCACGACTGCACCACGCCGTTGTCCCGGCTGCTCGCCTGTGGCCACTGCCCGCACCAGGTGTGCGAGGACTGCGGCCGCTGCCCGCACACCTGCGGGTGCTCGGTGCTGGCGGTGACGTCGTGACGGTTCTCCGCTTCGCGTGTGGCTCGGTCGCCCTGTACGCGGCGAGCCTCGTGCCCTTCCTCGCTCTGGTGGATGCGGACATGCCGGAGCACGTCCTCCCGGCCTGGGTTCGCACCCTGCCCCTCACCACTGCCGCGCTCCTGATGCTCACCCTCGGAGGCACCAATGCCCGCTGACCAGACCTTCATCCCGCGCACCGAGCGCCAGTACTGGGTGGCCATTGCCGACGCCCTGAACGCCGCCGAGACCGCCGGGATGCCCGTCGGCATCGACCTCGACGGGACCCTCACCGACCACCGCACGTGGTCCGTGGTGTGGAACCGCCAGGCGGTGCGTTGGGAGGTCGCCGGGTACGACGACGACGTCGACATCGACGCCACCGGCGAACCTGTCGCCGATCCGCTGGTCGTGTCTCGGTTCGACGTGGCGATGGAGCCCGCCCCGGAGGACGAGCAGCTGCTCACGGTCGGTTGCATCGCCGCCGACGGCCGTCCGGTGGCGCTGCTGCTGGACGCAGAGACCCGGGCGAAGGTTGCTGGGTGGCTCGTGCCGACCGTTGAGCTCAACGCCATGGAGCGACAGCTCCTCACGTTCGCGCTGAAGCTGGCCGCTGACCAGATGGCTACGCGCGCCGACGAGTTCGACGACGGCGACAGGGGTGCGCTGGAGTACCTGCGCAGTCTGACCGGCCAGCAGCCGCTCCTTGCACCGGACTTCTTCCAGCCCGGCTACACGTACTCGGACACGGACCCCGAGTGGCGGTTCCGCTGCGACACGGTCACCACCCACCCGGATAACGGCGAACTGACTGCCCTGGGCTGGCGGCACTGGCGGGGCGAGTGGGAGCCGTACGCCTACCACGTGGACGACTGGGACCTGGCCAAGTTCGACGGCCGCGCCGCGACGGGCGGTGCCGTGTGAGCGCCGCTGATCGTCTGGCTCTGCTGCGTCGCGCGGTCCGGGACTACGACGGGGTGTGGACGACCCGCATGGTGCAGCAGCTGTACCGGGCGCACGGCTACGCGGCCCCATACCGGCGGACCTCGAAGAACGACCTTGCGCTGCTGGCCCGACAGGGGCTGCTCGTCCTCGACGACACCGACCCCGGCCGCCGCATCTACCACCTCAACCGGGTGGTGCCCCGTGGCTGACCGCGACAGCACGTTCGCGGGGACGTGGCGCCGCCCCCGCCAGGACGGCATGGGCCGCAGCGCCCGCGAGGTTGCCGACCGCCGCTCCTTCGATCAGGAGCCCGCCGCCGGCATGTCCTGCGCCATCACCGCACCCATCCTCCTTGCCGCTGCTGGCGGCCTGTGGTGGGGCCTGTACGAGGGCGGGTCCGCCCTGATCGGAGCCATCGCATGACCACGACCGACATCGCCACGACGGGGGGCGGCAGCCTCGCCATCCGCCCCGAGCAGACCGCATGGACTCCGGACCAGGCTGCGGTCCTCCAGCAGTCCGGCATCGACAACCAGGTGGCCCCCGCCGAACTGTCCGCGTTCCTCCACCTGTGCCAGCGCACCCGCCTGGACCCCTTCTCCCGGCAGATCTACCTCATCGGCCGGTGGAACGGGCAGCAGCAGCGCAAGGTGTACACCCCGCAGACCAGCATCGACGGCTACCGAGTCATCGCGCACCGCGCGGCGGCCGACGCCGGGCACGCCCTCGGCTACGACGACACCCTGTGGTGCGACCCGTCCGGGAAGTGGCGGGACGTGTGGTTGGACGACAAGCCGCCGGCCGCCGCGAAGGTGACGGTGATCCGGAACGGGATGCGGTTCTCCGCTGTGGCCCGGTACTCGGAGTACGTCCAGACGAAGAAGGGCGGGGAGCCGTCGGGACTGTGGGTGAAGATGCCCACGACGATGACGGCGAAGTGCGCCGAGGCGCTCGCGCTGAGGATGGCGTTCCCGCACGACTTGGCCGGGGTGTATACGGCTGAGGAGATGGCGCAGGCGGACAACCCGGCGGACGAGCGGCACCTGCGGAGGGTGAAGCCGGGCGAGGGCGACCCGTGGGCCACGCCGCAGACCGCCGCGCAAGGCCGTGACTATCTCCACGAGGCGTACGGCGCGGCCGACGCCGACGAGGTGCGCCGGATCTACCGCGAGGCCGCGCAGGACGGGGCCGTGCCGGAGTACCTGGCGCAGATCGCTGAGGTCGGGAAGGCCCTGGCCCACCGCAACCCGGCACCCACGCCCGAGCCGACCCTCGAACCGGCTGCCGCCGACGACGGCTACCGCACCGGCCCAACGGACGACGAGGTGGTGGACGGCGAGGTCGTCCCCACCCCCGAGGACGACTACGCCGACGCCGTCGCCGAACTCCGCGCCGCCGCCCAGGCCGCACAGCTGGAGGACTTCGACACCGGCGTCGTGCAGGCCCTCGGCATGCCCCTCGCCGACGCCCCCACCGACGCGATCCGGGCGCTCGCCGCACAGATCCGCCCCGCCGCCTGACACCCGCTACCGGGGGCGCCGCGGCCCGAACCTGCGGCGCCCCACCAAGGAGCATCCCATGAACGACATGCAGCAACTGGCCCTCGAAGAGGCCGCGCTGAAGACCCTCGCCGACACCATCCTCGACCGCCTGAAGGTCGTGAAGGCCGACATGCAGAAAGCCCTCACCGACTCCGGCGCCTCCCGCGTAGAGGCCGAACTCCCCAACGGGAGGAAGGTCGCCACGATCAGCCGCACCACCTCGAAGCCCGCCGCCGTGATCGTCGACCCGGACGCCTTCCTGAAGTGGGTGCAGGTCAACTCCCCGCACAACGCCGTTACCCGCCTCGTCACCGAGGTCCGGCCCGCGTACGCAACCGGGCTCCTCGCTGAGATGACCGCAGCTGGCACGGCCGAGGTGTCCGACAAGGAGACGGGGGTGGTGGAAGCGGTGCCGGGGGTCGAGATCCGGGCGACGCGATCGGTGACGCACTCGGTGCGGCCGACGAAGGACGGGGCCGAGTTGATCGCTGAAGCCTGGCGGTCCGGAGCACTCGGACACCTGTCGCTGCCCGGTACGGGCGTCGCATCCGATGCCGGCCTTCACGCCCGTCTGGCCACGTTGGAGAAGCGGGACGCCTTGCTCAGCGCCATGGAAGCGGCGGGCGTCGACAACTGGCAGGGCATGGAACTCGTGCCGTCGCTCCTCAACGACGACGAGGAGGCGTGATGTTCGGACGGAAGCAGCGCCGCATCACCGAGCTGGAGCAGCTGGCCGCGGGCCGGGCCGCCCGTATCGCCGAGCTCGAGGACGAAGCGCGCGGACTGCGGTACAGCTCCCGGCACAACGCCCAGCTGGCCGACCGCCTCACCGGCCGCGACGAGGACCGGTCCCGCGCGCACGTCCTCGCCGTCATCGGGCAGGCCCGGACGGTGGCCCGCCTCCACCGAGCCCTCCGCGCCTGCGCCCGCTACCGGGACCACGAGGCGCGCCTCGTCGGCCGCCTCGCCCTGCTGCAGGCCGCGTACGACACGGCGGTCGGCCTCGACGATCCGGCGCTGCACCTCGGCGTGCACTGGCAGGAGCGCCGCTCCGACAAGCCCCGCCCGACGGCGGTGGTGAAGCCGTGAAGCTGCTCGCCTTCCTGCGCCGCCGCCCGGCCCCGGCCGCCACCGCGACGTTCACCCCGCACGGCGTCCTCGACGGCGCCCGCTGGCTGGTCTGTGAAACCACCGCGTGCGCCCACCTCACCCGCCGCCACACCCCCGCCGGCCACGGCTGGGAGTGCACCGACTGCCACACCCACAAGGGGGACCAGTGAAGCCCACCACCTGGCACGCGGACGCAGCATGCCGCACCGCCCCCGACCCGGAAATCTTCTTCGCCGTCGGCGAGTACCCGGCCGCACAGCAGCAGACCGCCGACGCCAAGCGGATCTGCCACGCCTGCCCCGTCATGGACCAGTGCCTGTCCTGGGCGCTGGAGACCCGGCAGGACTCCGGGGTGTGGGGCGGCCTCGACGAGCGGGAGCGGCGCCGCATCCACCGCCGCAAGACCACCGGCGGGGCAACCGCCCACCAGCCGCGCACCCTCGCCAGCGTCCTCGCGGAACGCTCCGTGCCCGCCACCGGCGGCCACACCGACTGGACCGGTTCCAGCCCCATCACCATCAACGGCGACTGCTACACGCCCGCCCAACTGGCCTGGCACGTCACCCACGGCAAAGCACCGGACGGCCCGGTGACCGTCGAGTGCGGACACCCGGGCTGCATCACCCCCGGCCACCTCCTCGACGCCGTCGGCCGCCGGCAGCGGCATGGCACCCCGGGTGCGTGGCAGGCCCACAAGCGCCGCGGCGAAGAGCCGTGCGAGGAGTGTCGCGAGGCCCGCGCCGCCTACGCCCGGGAGCTCAGGGCTCCCCAGGACACTGCGGCGCTCGCCTCCGCCTGACCCGCCCGGCCCGGGGCCGCCGCGCCCCGGGCCACCACCCGCACCACCACGACCGGAAGAAGCCGCACATGCCCTGGTTCAAGATCGATGACGCCGCGCACTCGCACCCGAAGTTCATGCGGGCCGGGAACGCTGCGCTCGGTCTCTGGCTGCGGTGCGGCTCGTACTCCGCTCAGCACCTCCTCGAAGGGTTCGTCCCGAAGGACATCGTGAAGCCCTTCAAGGGCACACCGGCCCAGGTGCAGAAGCTGATCGATGCCGGTCTGTGGCACGGCGCCGGACACGACTGCACCCGGTGCCCGCAGCCCGCCGGCGGCTACATGATTCACGACTTCTTCGAGGGCGGCCGCAACACCACCCGGGCCCAGCACGAGGCGAACAAGAAGGGTGCTGCGGAGAGGGCCGCGAAGAGCCGCGAGAGTCGAAAGCGCACCGTTTCCGGTACGGAATCGAACAACATTCAGGATACAAACGGTGCCGAAAACGAACCGAATCCGGTTCGGAATGCACCCGCTTTTTCAGGCTCCGTAGCAGGTCAGAGGGGCCTGTCACACCGCACGCCCGCTGACGGTGCTGCGCTTGCCCAAGCCACATCCACGCCTAGCCAGGTACTTCCTACGGAAGTACCTCCTCCCCCTACCCCCTCGTCGGACACGCCCGACACCGCCCTGGCAACGACGAGCGGACGAGGAGAAGTCCAACCCCTCATCGACGCCATGGCCGCCCGCCAGATGAACGTCAGCTGGTCCTTCCAACCCGCCGACTGGCTCGCCCTCCGCGACGCCGTCCGCCGCGTCGGAGTCCCCGCCCTCGTCGACCACGCCGCCCGCGCCTGGACCGCCGCCAAGAACACCCCTTACAGCGCCCGGTACTTCCTCGCCGGCTGGACCGGCCTTCAGGACGCCCCGCAGTACACCGGCCCCCGCTCCCTCACCGCGGGCCCACCCAGCAAGACCACCTCATACCTCGAATCGATGGCCGCCATCGCCGACGAACTCCGCGCAGGAGGACAGCAGTGAACCCCGACCAGATTCCGCAGCTGATCGCTCAGATCGCGCTCGCTGACCCGCGCATCCGCCGCGACGACCCGACCGAGCAGCGCGCCCAGATCCTCATGTGGGCGGGCATCCTCGCCGACGTCCCGTACGAGTACGCCGTCACCGCCGTGCACCAGCACTACGCCACCTCACAGTGGCCGATCCTCCCCGCGAACATCGCGACCCGGTGGGCCGCCACCGTCCGCGACCGCCTCACCCGGCACACCGGCACGTTCGAACCCACCGAACACCCCGAACTCGACCCCGACGACGAAGCCGGATACCGGCACGCCCTCGCCGTCGAACGCCAGGCCGTAGCTCTCGGCCAGCAGGCACCCACCCCGCTCGCCGCGATCACGTCCGGGCCCGCGGCCGAGGAAGTCACCCGCCGCCTGGCCGCTCTCGGGGACTACCTGCCCACGTCCGTCCGCGACGCGCTCGCCGACTGCCGCCCGGCCGCCGCCGCCCGTGCCACCGCAATTCGGGCCGGCCGACCCGACGCGCTCGCCGTCCCGTGTCCGGTCGAGACATGCCGGGCCGCGGCGAAGGAGTCGTGCACCCGGCCGGGGAAGGGCGGCCGCCGCCACCGCCTCGGCCAGCCTCACCCCTCCCGCACCGACGCAGCCGGGGCCGCCGCGTAACCCGGTGCTGCCGTGTCTGCGGTCGCCTCCTCCGCACCGAGCGGTCCCGAGCCGCTGGTGTCGGCCCCGTCTGCCGCAGAGCCTCCACGGGCCGCACAGCCGCCCGCATCCCCACCCCGCCGCCGGCCGACCACGTACCCGGGCAGACCGAACTCCCGCTCGCCCACCTGCAACCCACCCTCTGGAGCCTCTGATGACCGACCAGCCCACCGCCGCCCGTCTCCCGGCCCTCGCCGTCCCGTGCCCGTCGTGCGGTTCCCAGCCCGGCCAGCTGTGCACCAGCCACTCCGGGACCCGGCCCCGCCGGTCCGACGTCCACCAGACCCGCACCGCCACATGGCGCGCGACCCAGACCACCAGGAGCACCTGATGACGCACACCGAGATCGTCACCATCCTCAGCCCGGCCCCCGTGGGCGCCGTCCCCCACGACTCCGCGTTCAAGCACACCGATGTCGACGGCGACCGACTGCTGATCAGCACCGCCCGCTTCGACGACGGCACCCCGGGCCTGTACTTCCGCACCGACCCGAACGGCAGCAGCCTCCCGCTTGCCGAGCTGCCCGCGCTGATTGCCCGGCTGCAGGTCATCGCCGACGCCGCCACCGCCGAAGCCGCCACCAACCCGTGACCGCGACGTGCCCGACCGGGGGCTATCCGGTCGGGCACGTCGCCAGCATCCCACCCCACCCCGCACCCGAGGAGACCCCAATGCCCCAGCCCGCCGATGAACTCCGCACCGCCGCCACGCTGCTGCGGCAGCTGGCCACGGCCGCATCCACCGACCAGGAGGGCTACCCCACCACCCACTGGGCCGTGCGGTACCAGCCCGGCGTGCTGCCGGGCGACCCGCCCCAGACGGACCGCAGCTGCTACCTCGACGCGGTCGATACCGCAGACGCTGACGGCCGGGGTGGCCGGCGACTGCTGCACGGGTCGCGCGGTGCTCGGACGCGTCCGCCGTCCGTTGACCCGCAGCATGGCCGGTACATCGCCGCGATGGACCCCGGGGTCGGTCTCGCCGTCGCTGACTGGCTGGAGCAGGAGGCGCGCATCTGGGCCCACACCGACGAGCAGATCGTCAAGCACGCGTCGGAGGCCCAGGTGATTGCTCAGCTCAGCACGTTCGATCAGGCCCTGGCAGTGGCCCGGCAGGTCCTCGGCACCACCGAGACGCCCGCCGCCCCGCCTGCCACCGACCGGGCCCCGTCCTGCCGGTGCCACTCCCGCGAGGGGCTCCGCCCCGAGCAGCACGAGAACGACTGCCCGATGGCCGTCCTCCCCGCACCCACCGACCGGTACCGCACCGCATGGCACAACGCCCGCAGCCGGGCGGCAGTTCTGTCCGCCGAGATCACCCGCCGCGCCCCGCTCCTCGGCGAGTACGCGGCCCAGATCAACAACCTCCGCACCATGTACGACGTCGCCGCCGCCCGGACGTCCGACCTCATCGACGAGCGGGACCAGCTGCGGGCCGAGCGCACCGAGCTGATCCGACAGCGCGACCAGGCCGCCATGGACACCATCAAGGCCCTGCCCGAGTTCGAGCTGCGGGGCGACACCGAGATCCGGACCGCCGCACTACGCGAGGGTGCCGACGCGCTCGGCCGCATGGACTACGACGTGGACGCCACCGACTACGGCTGGGACACGTACCGCGATGCCTGGGACACCGGGGTGATGAACGCCGCCGGGCTGCTCCGCCGCCTGGCCGACGAGGCGCAGCAGCCCACCACCGCCGAGGCCGAGGCGCACCGGACGCTCACCGAGTTCATCGCCGAGGTGCTGGAGGACGACGGCATCTGGATGTACCTCGGAGCCGACCCCGACCGCGCCGTCGCCGAGAGGCGCCGCGCGAGCGTCACCCGCCGCTGCCCCGCCGCGGAGACCCGCACCGTCCGGAAGACGACCACGTACACCGTCGCCACCCCCACCAAGGCCGAGCACCTGCCGAAGGGCACCAATGCCGAGGACTGCCCCGCCTGCAAGGGCGCCAACCCGGGCGACCCGTTCCTCTGCCCCGGCCCGGACATGCCCGCCTCGACCGAGGAGCCGAAGCCGTGATCCTCGCCCTCGCCATCCTGGCCGCCCTCGCCGCCGGATACGGGGTCGGCCGCTACCGCCCCGCCCACCGCGCCTCGGACTGGGCGAACTGGCAGAAGTACGGCAAGCGCCCCACCGGGGCCCGGTACTGGGCAATGTTCACGGTTCTGTCCGCCGAGAACATCGGCTGGCTGCTCACCCACCCGGTCCGGGGCTGGGACGCGTGGAAGCACCGCACCGACCCACCGCCCCCGCTGTCGCCGCCGGTCCGCATCCGTACCGACATCGCCGCGACCGAGGAGTCGACCTGATGAGCTGCCCCACCGGGAAGATCCGGTACCGCGACCGCCTTGCCGCCGCAATAGCCCTTGCCAGCACCAGCCGAAGCACCGCAAGCCGCCGCGAAGAAGCCCGGACCTACCGCTGCCGCCAATGCCGAGGCTGGCACCTCACCAGCAAACCCGCCGAGGAGCCGACCGATGTGGCCTGAGCTGATCCGCGACGCCCTCGTCGCCGCCCCACTCGCCACCCTCGCGGGATGGGCCGCCGGGAAAGCGTTCGTCCGCTGGTACCCCCGATGACCGGCCCCAGCGGCACCCCACGCGGTGAGCACGCACCCCGCCCCGGCGTCACCTGGGTGACCACCACCGTCGGATGGACCGGCGAGCAACTGGCCGACGACGACACCCCACCACCCCGCCCCAACCGCGCCACCCGACGAGCAGCAGCACGACGAGCACGCCGCACCACCTGACCCGCCGCCCGGCCGGACCCCACCCGGCCGGGCACCCCGCACACCCCGACCCACCGCACCAAGGAGCCACCGTGACCGCCGCCGCAGACCTCCGCACCATCGCCACCACGTGGGCCGACCTCAACGACGCACTCGGGGCGCCCACCGTCATCGCCGGATTTGGACGCGGCCTCCGTGGCTACCTCGCCGCCATCGAGGACACCGACCCCACCACCGCGGCCGAGCTCCGGGCGCTGGAGCGAGACCCTGCCCAGCTCGGCCAGCGGCCCATCCCGATCCGGCTCCAGGTGTACGCCACCATGCGCACCGTCGAGGCCGCGCTCCTCGGCTGCGCCGCCGCCGTCGCCGAGCACGTTCAGCGCCCCCCGATCTCGATGCCGGCCCCGCGCCGCGCCGCCATCGCCCGCACCCGCGCCGACCGCGTCGCCTGGGCCGACCACGCACGCCGCGTCCAGGCCGCCCAGGACGACGCCGCGGACCGTCGCCGGTGGCGGTGGACCGGCACCCAGCCCACCGCCCCGTACGCGGCGCTGTGGCTCCTCGGCAGGGTCACCTGCGCCCCCGGCCCCTTCCGGCCCCTGGCACCCGCCCAGCAGCAGCACATCACCCACGTCGCCGCCGAGGGGCGCCGCCGCATCGAGCAGATCCTCGACACCGGGTCCGAAACCGCCACCCTCACCACCCCGTGCCCCGACTGCGGCGGCACCATCACCGTCCACGGCGGCGCCGGCGCCTCCCCGCTCGCCAACTGCCGCGGCTGTGGCGGGGTGTGGAGCGAACTGGGCGCCGCCGCCTGACCCCAAGCACGACGAAGCCCCGACCACCTCGGTCGGGGCTTTCGTGCGCACGGGGCTACTCCGCAGCTGGCGGGCGCAGGTCCGTGCGCTGCCCCTGCCTCGACCTCCGGCCGGCGAAGTACGGGGCCGCCACTCGATAGTCGACAGCCTTCGACCGGCCAATCTGTACGACCGGCGGGAACGCCGGGTCCTCCCTCGACAGCTGCGACACGCGCTGGTGCGTCATCCGCTCCACCACCCCGTCAGCCACGAGCCGCCGGACGAGCTCTCTGAACGACACCATGTCTGGCCCTCCTTCTTCGTCGGCCACCGGACCCATCCTCCCCGACTTCCTTGCCATATGGCAATGAGGTCGCTACGGTCGTACTCAACACCACGCACAACGGCCCGGCCAGAGCGCACAGCTCTGGCCGGGCCAGCCATCCCACCTGCATCACCAGGAGGAACGCCATGACGCCTACCGTACGCACTGCACAGTGCGTTACGCAGCACCCCGCCCCCGCCGACAGCGACCCCGACATGGACGAGGCCCTCCGCCGCGCCCGCGCCGGCCGTACGGCGGTGACCCGGTGATGACGACACCCCTCGTCCTCAGCGACGACACCGTCACCCTCCTCGGCCGCCTCGCCGACACCCTCGACACCCGCCGACCCGACGCCCCGATGCACAACGAGATCCGTCTCGCCCGCGCCCTCGTCCTCGCCGAGCAGCTGCACGGCCCCGGCGAGGCCGCGTTCGACGCCGAGCATGACCTGCTCGCCGCCGCCCCGCCCGTCCGCCCCGGCACCACCCGCGGTGAGTACGCCGCGCTCCTCCGGCTCATCGCCCAGGGGGTGTCGCAGTGAAGTTCCTCTACCTCCTCGCCATGATCTGGCCGCTCATCCTCGTCGCCTACCTGATCGGGAGGGCGCTCGGATGAACCGAACCGCCTGGCGCCTGGCCTTGACCGTCGTGTCCCTGGCCGCGCTCGCCACCACCGGCTGGTCCCTCTACGCCGTCGCCCGCCACTACGACGCCCCGCAGCTCATCGCAGTGGCCGTGTTCCTCGTCTTCGACGGCATCGCCTACGCCTGCCTCCACCTCGCATCCGAAGCATCCGCCGCCGGCCGGTCCGCGGTCGGGGCCCGCGCCACCGCCGTCGGCATGGCCGGGGTCAGCGTCTACCTCAACGACTTCCACGCCAACCTCATCCACGGCGGCACCCCGGCCAGCCTGCTCTTCGCGATGCCCACCGTCGGCCTGCTCCTGCTCTCCGAGCTGTCATGGGCCGGGCCCCGGGCCGAAGCACGCGCCGAGCGGGCCGAGCAGCCCTACCGGCTCCCCGCGTTCGGCGGCTGGGCCTGGGCCCTCGCCCCACGCCTCGCCGGCAGCACCGTCAAGGCCCGCGCAATCGCCCACATCGAGCACGGGCCGACCACCACCAGCACGGTCCCCGAGCCCCCGGTGAAGCACACCGCGTCCGAGGTGCTGCGGCGCCGTTTCGCCGAGATGGACCCCGCCGACGCGATCCGCATCGCCCATGATGCGCACCCTGATACGCCCCCCGCCGAACTCGCCTCCATGCTCATCACCTACGGCGTCCACGTCGATGCCGTACAGGTCGCACTCGTCCTCGGCGGCAGGCCCGCCCAGGTCACGGTCGAACGCGGCGATACGGATGATGCGCCCCGTGATGCGCTCGATGATGCGGCTGATGCGCCGCAGGTCAGCACCCCGCTCACCCCGCTGCCCCTCACGAAAACCGACGCCATCATGGCCGCCGCCTCCGCCCTCGGCCCCGGCTTCAAGGCCGCCGACATCGTCGACCGCGTCCAGCGCATCAACCACATCACCACTGATGCGCCCTACGTCCGCGCCGTCCTCAGCCGCGAAGCGAAGAAGGCCAAGCCCGACGGCGACGGACGGCCCATGGAGGGTGGGTTCCTGTGACCGACCGCCCGATCACCCCGACCCGCATCATCCCGGCCGGCGCCCCGCTGCCCGACCGCGGCCCGCTCCCGGGGGAGGCACCCCCGTGGTGGGAGAAGCCCGCCGCTCCGCCACCGCCCCCGCCGCCGGTCGTGCCCCCGGCACCGCCCGCGCCCGAGCCGCCGCCGCTGCCGGCCCCGCAGGTCCACGTCCACGTCGTCATGCCGTACGAGCCCGAGCCCGAGCCCACCCGGCGGGAGCGGCTTTGGGCGTGGGTGCGCGGCTTCGGCCGCCCCTGGCAGATCAGTGGCGCCCTGCTCCTCGCCGTGCTCCCCATCCCCGGCACCGGGTACTCGGCCGCCACCACCTGGGCCTACGCAGTCTCCGAGGCGCGTACCACCTGGGGCCAGGGCAGCGGGTACGCGCTCGCCGTCACCCCGCTCGTCATCGCCCTCATCCGCCTCGTGCATAGCGGCGGCACCCTGCCCCGCCTCCTGCTCCTCACCGTCGCCCTCGTCGGCCTCACCGGCGCCATCCACCTCTACGACCCCGTCACCTGGATCACCGGAGTCCGCCCGTGAACACCACACAGACCGGCGCCACCCTCGCCGCCTGCGCCATCGCCATCGCCATCCTCGGCATCCAGCTCCGCAAGTGGTGGGTCGGCGGACGCGCCTGGAAAGACCTCCTCCACACCGTCCAGGGCTTCATCACCGGCGCCCTCGGCACCGCATGCGCCGGCGGTCTCCTCGGCTGGCTCGCCGGATGCACCCGCCAAGTCGCCAACGGTGGCGGCGGGAAGGCCGTCACCGGCGTCACCGGCGCCGACTCCAGCGCCCCCATTGCCACCGGTTCCATCGGCCAGCTCAGCGAAGAGGGAGGCGTCGTTGTGTTCCTCGTCGCGGTGCTTCTGTTCGTCACCTACAAGGCCGTCGGCAAGGACGAGAAGGGCAAGCTCCTCGGCGCCATGGCCGCCGGATTCATCCTCTGCGCCACCGCCGGAGTCGCCGGAATGCTCCACGGCCTTCCCGAGCTGGTCAACGGCCTCGGTCTCAGCGGCCGCAACATCCTGGAGAGGAACACCTGATGGGCCAGCCCGAAAGCACCGCCGTGCAGCGTCGCGCCCGCACCCTCACCGCCGGGCAACGCCTCCTCGTCCGCCGTCTCACCGAGCGCGCCGCCGCGTGGGTCCGCGCCGGCCGCCGCGATGACCTCGACGGTGTCGCCGCCATCCTCGGCTGTGCCCTCCGCCTCGTGCTCCTCGCCGCCGGGGCGTACGGAGCGTGGTGGCTGATCCGCCGCTGGCCGGTCATTCTCTGGGCCGCCGTACCCCTGTGGTGCTGGGCCGCGATCCGCGCCCTCGACGCTCAGGGCGCCGAGCACCAGCAGGCCCCCGAGGAGCCCGAGCCAGCAGCCTCCCGCGACGCCGTGATCCGGCTCCTCCACGAAGTCCTCGGGGACCGCCCCGCGATGCACCTCTCCGAAGTCCTCCAGCACCTCCAGGAGAAGGGGCACGGGAAGGACTGGAAGGTGGCCGACCTGCGGACCCGGCTGGAGGCCCTCCAGATCCCCATCGAGATGAAGCTCAAGGTGGGCCGGAAGGGGCCGACCCGGGGCATCCTCAAGGCCGCCCTGCCGCCCCTCTCCCAGATCGAGGAGACAGCCCCGTCTCCCACCCCGTCACCCACCGTCTGACCTGCACGTCTACCGCACCGTCTACCAGCATCTACCCACGTCTCCACGCCGATCTACTGGGTCGGCCACCGCCGCTCTACCCGTACGGAAGGATGACCCCATGGACGCCACTGGCATGCTGCACCTACTCGCGGCCGAGCCCACCCTGCTCCCGCCTGCACCGGCCGATGCAGACGGTGGGGCGATCGAAGACCGCCGACGCGAGAACCACGCCTGCCTTCGGTGCGGCGCGCCCGCAGATACGGCCCTGATCGCCGACCTTGGGCAGCACGGCAAGCGGTGGCTGGACCTGTGCTTCAAGCACTTCAACGACGTGCGCAGGGAGGCCTGACCCCATGGACGACCTGACGCAGTTCCTCCGCGCCCGCCTCGACGAGGACGACGCCGCCGCGCGGGCCGCTTCGTGGGACGAGTGGGACAGCGCCCACTGGCACGCCCACCACCGCGCCCAATACGACGGATGCTGGGCCATCATCGACGCCGCCGACGACGGCGTAATCACCACCGTCGATCCGCGAGCATCCGCCGACCCTGGAGTCGCCGCCCACATCGCCCGCCACGACCCGGCCCGCGCCCTCAGCGAGGTTGAGGCCAAGCGGCAGATGGTCAAGCTGCACGCCTGCGCCGCAGGGCACGAGTGCTCGACGCTTGACCGACACGGCGAGATTGACCACTGCACCTGGGTCATGGACAGCGAAGCCTGCACAACGCTGCGCCTCCTTGCCCTGCCCTACGCCGACCACCCCGACTACCGCGACGACTGGCGGCCGTAGCACCCGTTGTCAGTCCCCGCCCGTACCGTCAGGCGGAGTGGCCACCACGGGCCACCACCCGTACGGATCGCGAGCTGGCTGCCGCGCTGCTACGGCCCCGGAGCCCCGCCGACATCCCCCGACGGCGGGGCTCCGGCATGTCCGTTTGTCACAACTCCATCACGCCGCCAACACCCAGCCACCACACCGCGCATGATGCCCCTCACCGCACCGGAACCAAGGGGGCCACCATGTTCAACCGCGACCCAGAGAAGGTTGCCGCCCGCGCCGCCGCCCGCGAACAGAAGCGCGAGGCCAAAGCGCAGGCCGCCGAGGAGCGAGGCGCCGCCCGCCTCGCCCTCAAGGAGTGGCGCCAAGACCACCCCGCCGAGCAGACACTGAACATCGCCGCGACACTCAAGACCTGGCCATCCTCGAAGATGGGCATCACGTCCCTCGGCCCGATCCAGGGAGGATCAGCCGAGTTCGTCAACGCCGGCGCACACAAGGGCTGGACAGCCACCCGCCTCGTCGCCGGAGCCGCAACCCTCGGCGCATCAGCCGCACTCACCGGCCGGAAGAACAAGGGCGCCGCCGTCATCAACGTGACGTTCGGCAACGGAGCGGCACAGACGTACACGGTGCAGCCCGACGCCTCGATCTTGAAGGCGGCAAACCAGTACGTGAACGCCTTCAACGCCCTGGCCGCACAGCTCGCAAGCGAAGCCACCCGCCAGTAACCCGCGGGGGTTGTGCACCTAGTTGCACAACCTCCAGGCCATGCCCCATAGTGGGCCGCAGATCCGGCGTGCCCGGAAACAGACCCAGCCCCTGCCCCCACCGGTCGGGGGCTTCTGCATGAGCCGGAGGCACCCGTGGCCGGCAACCCCCGCAACGGACGCCCCTACCGCACGCTGTGCGTCCAGCAGCGCGCGCTCGGCCTCCCGTGCTGGCTCTGCGGCCGCGACATCGCGTACGAGATCACAGGACCCGACGCCGGGCGGCACCCGCTCGCCTTCACCCTTGACCACTACCTGCCGCTCAGTCGCGGCGGCGATCTCCTCGACCCCGCCAACGCCCGCTCAGCGCACCGCCGCTGCAACAGTGCCCGCGGCAACCGACTCACCACCGCGCAACCCCAAGCCTCACGGAGATGGTGACCATGGCCGTACCGTCCCCCGTTACGCCCTTCATCGTCCGCCTAGCCGACGGCCGCACCTGGAGCGGAGCAGAGTTCCCTGGCGGCTTCGTTTGCGTCCATACCCCCGACGAGTACGGCGCCTGCATCATCGCCACGTCCACCGAGCACCTGCTCGCCGACCGAACGCCGGAAGACCCGCTGCACGGCGCCCGCATCGAGCACTACGAGTAGCGTCGTGCTGTACGTCGTCACCGGCCCGCCGGCCAGCGGCAAGACCAGCTGGATCGCAGCACGCGCCCGACCGTCGGATATCGTGATCGACCTCGACCGCATCACCCAGGCCCTCACCGGCCCCGGCGCACCAGCCTGGTCCCAGGAACCCATCGCCCTCAAGGTCGCCCACCGCGCCCGGTACGCCGCCATCGACGAGGCGCTGAAGCACCTCGACGTCACCGACGTCTACCTCATCCACACCATGCCCACCCCCAAGTGGGTCGCCCGCTACCGCCGCCACGGCGCGGAGATCATCGCCGTCGACCCCGGCCGAGCGATCGTCATGCAACGAATCGCAGACATGAGGGCCCCCGGCCTTCAGGCCGTAGCCACCCGCTGGTACCGCCAGCAAGCCCGACGAACCGGCACCCAGACCACCACCCACCAGCCCTCCCGGGCCTGGTGACCCAACGCCACCACCCCCGCAGCCGGCCCCCGCCACGGCGATCACCGAGCGGCCGGCGCGACAGGGAGGGGGGCCCTTGGTCATCGTGAAATTCGCAGGAGCGGGCGACCTCAACGCCCTTGTCGCCCTGTTTTTTGCGTGGCCATTTTCAAAGCTGATCTTGACCCGAATCCCAACTCTGACCCCAAGATCACCATTACTCACAGTGACGTAACAGAGGGTGATGGGGGTGGGTCATGGTTGAAGATGAGATCAGCGCAGAGCTTGACAAACTAGGCGTGACCAGCGTCGCTCCCGGCCGGGCGGCCGTCGCGCTGAAGCTGGCGCGGGCGCTCGATCAGCTCGAAGCCGGTGACGCTCCGACATCACAGGCCGTCGTCGCCGACAAGCTCGACACGATCATGGCCAAGCTCCGCGCGCTCGCTCCAGTGCAGGCAGAGGAGGGGGACGCGGTCAATGACATCACTGCTCAACGAGAGAAGCGTCAGGCAGAGGCCCGCAAGCAGGCTGCCGGTGACTGACTGCCCGGTGTACGGCTGGCAGGAGCCCCCGATTCAGACCGCGCCCGCGTTCGCGTCCAGCGCCGGTCAGGAGGCCGTCGACCTGGCAGCCCGCGCGGGGCTGACGCTCGACCCGTGGCAGCAGCATGTTCTGCGCGTCGGTATGGGCGAGCGCCCTGACGGCTCGTGGTCGTCGTTCGAGGTCGGCGTGAACGTCCCTCGCCAGAACGGCAAGGGCGGGATCATCGAGGCCCGCGAGCTCTGGGGCCTGTTCATCGGCGGCGAGGAGCTGATTCTTCACAGCGCGCACGAGTTCAAGACGGCGAAGAACGCGTTCCGTCGAATCGAACGCCTGATCCGTGCGTGCCCTGACCTGCATAAACGTGTCAAACGTTACTGGCAGACCACGGGTGAGGAGGCGATCGAGCTCCACACCGGGCAGATGCTCCGCTTCATCGCCCGGTCCAAGGGTTCAGGCCGTGGCTTCAGCGGCCACTGCAACATCATGGACGAGGACATGATCCTCGGGGACAACGAGATGGACGCGCTGCTGCCGACGATGGCGGCCATCCCGGATCCGCAGATCTGGTACCTCGGCAGCGCAGGGATCGGCGGCCCGTCAGTGCAGCTCGGGAGGCTCCGCCGGCGTGCGCTCGCCGCGATCGAAGCGGGCGCCCCGGACCCGTCGTTGGCGTACTTCGAGTGGTCGGCGGACCTGCACGTCAGGGAGTGCCCGCGCGACTGCGACAAGCACGACGATCCGGCGTCGGATGAGGCGGTCCTGAAGTCCAACCCGGCGATCGGCTATCGGCTGTCGCTGCCGAAGGTCGCCAACGAGCGGGCCACGCTCAGCCCGGCCGGGTACGCGCGAGAGAGGCTCGGTGTGGGTGACTACCCGTCGGACGAAGAGGACATCTGGAAGGTCATCCCCAAGGAGACGTGGCAGGCCCTGACGGACGGTGAGAGTCGTGCGGCCGACCCGGTGGCCTTCGCTATCGACGTCGACCCGGAGCGGTCGCACGCGTCGATCTGCGTAGCGGGCCGGAACGGCGAAGCCGTGCACGTCGAAACCATCTTCAACCAGCCAGGTACGGACTGGGTGATCGGGAAGGCCACGGAGCTCACGAAGAAGTGGGCGCCGCGCTGCTGGGTCATGGACCCCGGCAGCCCGGCCGGATCGCTCATCGGCGAACTGCGGGATGCGCTGAAGGTCGACCCGGACGACGACAGCGACGAGCCGCAGCTGATGGCCCCGATCGTCACGACGAAGACTCGCGATGTTGTGCAGGCGGTCGGCCAGTTCTACGACGCGGTCGCGGCCAGCCGAATCGTGCACCGCGACGACGCACCGCTCGCCACGGCCCTGGCCGGGGCAAGGAAACGGGACCTGGGCGAGGCGTGGGCCTGGGCCCGGCGCGGGGTCGGTGTCGACATCACCCCGCTGGTCGCCGTCACGCAGGCGCGGTGGGGCCTCTTCGTGGACATCGAGGAGCCGGACGAGGAGGTAGAGCCATGGGCCGAGTACGGGTGAGTGCACGGACGCGGGCTCGGGCTGGCGTGTTCTCCGGGGGTGCCCTGGTGACTGCCGGCGTCTGGGTGGGCGTCGACCTGGCGGCCGCGCTGATGGTCGCTGGTGTGCTGCTGGTGGCGTACTGCCTGCTGGTGATGGACGTGGACGGGGGTAGCCGGTGACGAGCCTCTGGCAGTCCCGCCGGACCCGTGCTGGCGAGGACCGCTCGCTGGCCACCGTCGAGGACTACGCGGCCGCTCTACAGGAGTCGCTGGGGTACAGCGGGTTCTCGGCGCTGGGCATCACGCAGACGCAGCCCGGCCAGGCCGCCGAACGGGCGCCTGGCGACTTCGTTGGGTACGCGCAGATGTTCGCGACAAACCCGGTGGTCTGGGCGTGCATGGTGGCGAGGATGGCGGTCTTCTCCGCGCCCCGCTTCCAGTGGCAGCGCCTGAACAACGGCCAACCCAGCGAGACGTTCGGAACAGCGGACCTGGCGCCGCTGGAGCGCCCCTGGCTGGGCGGGACCACGCAGGATCTGTTGGCCCGGCAGATCCAGGATGCCGACCTGGCCGGCAACAGCTACTGGACGTTGCAGGGCTCGGAGATGGTACGGCTGCGGCCGGACTGGGTGCAGATCGTGCTGGAGCGCCGCACGCACCCGGACGGCGGCGACTTGGGCTGGAAGCGGTACGGGTACCTGTACCAGGAGCCCGGCTGCGACCCGGTGTTCCTGTGGCCGGACGAGGTCAGCCACTTCGCGCCCACCCCGGACCCGCTGGCCACGTTCCGCGGCATGTCGTGGCTGACACCGGTCATCCGGGAGACACAGAACGACGGGTTGATGGCTCGGCACAAGCAGAAGTTCCTGGAGAACGCCGCGACGCCGAACCTGGTGGTGCGGATGTCGAGGGAGGTTTCTCCCGACGCGTTCGCCAAGTTCAAGGCCAAGATGGACTCGGGCCACCGCGGGGTAGAGAACGCCTACAAGACGCTGTACCTGGGCGGCGGCGCCGACGTGACGGTCGCTGGCAGCGACTTCAAGCAGCTCGACTTCGCGAAGGTCCAGGGCGCTGGTGAGACCCGGATCGCTGCGGCTGCCGGGGTGCCGTCGATCATCGTGGGGCTGTCCGAGGGGTTGCAGGCGGCGACGTACTCCAACTACGGGCAGGCCAGGCGCCGTTTCGCGGACGGGACGATCCATCCGCTGTGGCAGAACAGCGCTGGGTCATTCGAGCACCTGGTGGCGCCGCCGAAGGTCCTGGGCCAGGCCGTGCGGCTCTGGTACGACGCGAACGATGTGCCGTTCCTGCGGGAGGACCGCAAGGACGCGGCCGAGATCCAGGGCATCCAGTCCCGCACCATCCGGGCCCTGGTGGACGCGGGGTACACCCCAGAGTCCGTTCAGCGTGCCGTGCAGGCCGAGGACTGGGCCCTGCTCGTCCACACCGGCCTGTTCTCCGTGCAGCTGCAACGGCCCGGTCAGCGAACCGGCGACACCGCACCCGCAGACGACCCACCGACCGAGGAGGGGGCCTGATGCCCACCCTGCAAAGTGTCCCCCGGGACCTGGAGCGCGCGGCCCCGTTCACTCTGGCCCGCGCCGACGACGACAGCGAGGCGAGCGATGGCCGGACCCTGACCGGGTACGCCGCCCTGTTCGGCGAGGAGACGGAGATCGACTCCTGGGAAGGCCGCTTCACTGAGACGATCCGCAAGGGCGCGTTCAAGAAGACGATCCGCGAGCAGACCCCGGTCATGCAGTTTGACCACGGCCGGCACCCGCTGATCGGATCGATTCCGATCGGGTCGATCGCGGACCTGCGGGAGGACGAGCAGGGCCTCTACGTTGAGGGCCGCATCACGGACAACTGGCTGATGCAGCCGGTCCGTGACGCGATCTCTGAGGGCACCGTCAACGGCATGTCGTTCCGGTTCGAGGTGGTGCGCGAGGAGTGGCGTGACGCGGCCGGGAAGGTCGTCAAGCCAGACGAAGTTCTGGACCTCCTGTGGATGCCCGGCGACCGTGGGCCGCTGCGGCGGGAACTCATCGAGCTGAAGTGCCGCGAGCTTGGCCCTGTGGTGTTCCCGGCCTATGCCGGAACGTCGGTGTCGGTACGGGCCCGCGACATGGCCGATGGTCTGGCGCACGACGACGAGATGACCCGCCGTATCCGTCAGTCCCTCGCCCGCGACGCTGCGGCGCCCCGGGTCCCCGAGGACCCGCAGCTACGGCGCGAGGTCGCGGTGTCGCTGTTGTTCCAGCGGTCGGACACCGAGACCGACCACGGCCACCGCATCGTTGTCGACCTCGTCCAGGGCATGGACCCCCTGGAGGTCGGCCGCTCCGTTGTCGAGCAGATCAACCGTTACCAGGACAGCACCGCGCCGCTCGCACCTGAGCACCCGGGCGTCCCCGAGACCACCACGCAGGGCGCGCCGCTCACCGAGCACCCGCCCACCCCGAGCAGCACCGACGCGCCGCCCGCCGATGGGCACCCGTCGCCATCCCGCACAGAGCGCATGCGCCCGCAGCTCGCCGAGATCGGCCAGCTGATGGACGGCGTCCTGGCGTCCATCGACACCCCGAAGGAGAACCGCTGATGCCTCAGCTTCAGCTTTCGCACCAGCAGGCCGTCATCCGCCTGCGTGACATCCGTGCCGCCCTCGAAGACCTGGAGAAGCGCGACGCGCTCACCGCCGAGGACGAGCAGCAGTTCGACGAGCTCACCCGCGAGTTCGCCGACGTTGACGACCACCGCCGCCAGCTGGAGCGCCGCTCCGCGCTGGAGCGGGTCCGTGCGTCCACCCAGGCCACCGAGCGCCGCCCTGCCGGGCTCTCGGTCGAACGGGGCACCTCGACGGGGTCGGGCAGTTCGTACGACCTCGACCCGGTCCTCAACCCCGACTCGGTCGAGGACCGGCGGTTCCGTAACCCGTGGGACCTCGGCGAGATGCGCACCTTCGGCCGGTCGCCCGAAGAGCTCGGCCAGGAGCTCCGGGCGCGCGCCCTGTGCGCCGTCGAGAAGATGGCGGGCGCGAACGACCGCATCCGATCGACGGCCACCTCGATCATCGAGGCGTGGGACGACAAGCGCGGCAGCATCGCCCGCATGTGCCTCGCGACGTCCAGCCCGGAGTACATGCGGGCCTGGTCGAAGCTCGCCCGCGGCAAGGGCCACATGGTGACCCCGGACGAGCAGCAGGCCCTGGAGCGGGCCATGTCCCTGACGGACAGCTCGGGCGGGTACCTAGTGCCGTTCCAGCTGGACCCGACGGTCATCATCACGTCGAACGGGTCGATCAACCAGATCCGGCAGGTCGCTCGGCAGGTCGTCGCGACCGGCGACGTGTGGAACGGCGTGTCCGCCGGCGCGGTGTCGTGGCGGTGGGCGGCCGAGGGTTCCGAGGCCGGGGACAACGCCCCGACGCTCGGCCAGCCCTCCGTGCCGGTCTGGAAGGCCGACGGCTTCGTTCCGATCAGCATTGAGGCGATGGACGACGCCGACAACGTCACCACCGAGGTCGGGCGCCTGCTCGCCTTCGGGAAGGACACCCTGGAGGCCGCCGCGTTCATCAACGGGTCCGGATCCGGCCAGCCGACCGGCATGGTTACCGCCCTGACCGGCACGTCGTCGGTCGTCACCTCCACCACGACGGACACGTTCGCGTCCGGCGACGTGTACAAGACCGACACCGCGCTGCCGGGCCGGTACCGGCCGAACGCTGCGTGGCTCGGCAACCGCGGGATCTACAACGCGATCCGCCAGTTTGACTCCGCCGGCGGCACGAACCTGTGGGAGCGGATCGGCGCGGACGTCCCCCCGATGCTCCTGGGCCGCAAGGCTCTGGAGGCCGAGGACATGGACGGCACGGTCAACGCCACGCAGGACAACAACGTGCTGGTGTACGGCGACTTCGACAACTACGTCATCGCCGACCGCATCGGCATGTCCATCGAGTTCCTGCCGCACCTCGTCGGCGCGAACCGTCGGCCGACCGGCCAGCGCGGCTGGTACGCCTGGTACCGGGTCGGCGCCGACAGCGTGAACGACGGCGCGTTCCGGATGCTCAACGTCACCTGATCCAGCCCGCCCTGACGGCTGGAGAACCCGCACGGTTCTCCGGCCGCTGGCATTCCCCCGAGGAGTCACCTCATGAGGCAGAGCCTCTACAACGTGGCGCGGGCCAAGCTGGCGCTCACGCTTGCCGTACGTACGAACGGCACGGCCAACGGCACCACCGTGGACCTGCACCAGAACCTGGACGCCAGCCGCTCGGCCATGCTGGTCGTCTACTCCGGGACCATCACGGACGGGTCTCACGCCGTGATCCTTCAGGAGTCCGACAACGGCTCCTCCTGGTCCACCGTCGCCGCGGCCGACCTTCAGGGTGCGGCGCCCACGATCACAGCCACCGACGATGACGCGATGTGGGAGCTGGGTTACACCGGGTCGAAGCGGTACCTGCGTCCGTCCGTCACCACGTCCGGCGCGACGACCGGCGGCACGTTCGGCGCCGTCATCGTCCGTGCGTTTCCGCGCCGTACCCCGATCTCGCACAGCTGAGGAGCATCATGCAGCGCTGCACCCAGTCGTTCAGCATCTGGCGGGACGGGGCCCCCGTGGCGTTCGTGGCCGGCCAACTGATCGACGACAAGCACCCGATCCTCAAAACCCACCGGCACCTCTTCGAGGAGCCGCAGGCCACCCACCCGGGGGCGACGCCGCTGCGGGCCGTGGAGCAGACCACCGCGGAACCCGGCACCGTGCGCACGCTGACCCCGCCTGCGGTCGACAGCGGGCCGTTCAACCCGGGTGAGCACAACGCCAAGGAGGTGCTGGCCTACCTCGACACGGCGTCCGAGGCGGAGGCGCTGCGCGTTCTGGACGTCGAGGCGGCCGCCGACTCGCCGAGGGCCGGCATCACGAAGCTGCGCGAGAAGGCGCTCGCCGACGCCAGAGCCCGCGACGAGCAGGCCTCGGCCGAGTAGGGGGCATCGTGCCGTACGACCTCGGGGCAACCGTCCGCCTGACCGCCGACTGCCAGGACCCGGGCGGCGCCCCCACGACGGCCGACACGGTCACGGTGACGGTCACCCTGCCGGACGGCACCACCGCCACCCCCACCGCGACGGAAACGACCCCAGACACTGGCTCGTACCAGGCTGACTACGTCACCACGGTGCCGGGCCGGCACACGGTCCGGTGGGTATTCACCGGCCCCGCGGATGCGTGGACTGACACCTTCGACGTGCGCCCGGTGGCGCCGCCGACGATCCTGTCGCTGGCCGACGCGAAGAAGCACCTCAAGCTGAAGCCAGCCAGGTCGGACCGGGACGACGAAATCAGGGGGTGGACGGAGTCCATCACCCGGGGCATCGAGGGGCTGTGCGGGCCGGTCGTCGTGAGGACGATCGAGGAGCGGCACGACGTGGGCCGGGCCCGAACCATCGCGCTCAGCCACGTTCCCGCGCTGGAGCTGGTCTCCGTCTCGTCCGTCCTGGCTGGCGGGGCCGCGTACGACGTGGCGAGCCTGGACCTGGACCCGGACACCGGACTGGTCCAGCGGCTCGACGGCGGTACCCTCACGGGCCCGCTCCGGGTCGCCTACACGGCTGGCCGGCCGATCGTCCCGGCGAGCATCACGGCGGCCGTGCGCATCATCCTTCAGCACCTATGGCGCACCACCCAGGGCCCATCCCGTCCCCAGCCTGGCACCGGGGACTTCGATGTCTCCGAGCCCATCAACGGGTTCGGGTACGCCATTCCCAACCGGGCGCTGCAGTTGCTGGAGCCGGAACGGCTTCCCCCGGGGGTGGGTTGATGGCTACCTCCGCGGTACCTGCAGCGATCGCCGCGCTGGTGCAGATTCTGACCGAGGCCCCCGGGCTGGCTGGTGTGGCGGTGATCGACGGGCCGCCGACGGCGGACATGGCCGATGAGGACCTGGTCGCCGTCGGCTGGTCGGTTGGTGATGACCAGGCGTCTGCCGAGTCCACCCAGGACTTCGCGTACGCCGGGGCCAGAACCCGGGACGAGGAGTTCAACATCTCCGGGTGGATCGAGTCGTGGTCCGGTGAAGAGGACTTCGGCGAGCGGCGCCGCCGGGCGTACGAGCTCCTGGCCGTCCTTGAGGACGCGCTGCGTGCGACCGCCGCGCAGCCCGAGGCACCCACCTTGCTCGGCACGGTGCAGTGGGCGCACCTGACCCGCCACCGCCTTCAGCAGCAATTCACCGACAGCGGGGCCCGAGTGGGCATCGCCTGGACGGTCAGCTGCGTCGCCCGCATCTGACCATTCCCACCCCTTGTAGGAGGAGTACGTCATGGCGCGAGTGCGCTACATCGGCGCCGGGCCGGTTTCTGTGCCGGAGCTGGGCAGGACCGTGCAACCGGACGAGCTGGTCGAGGTCCCCGACAGCAGGTTCGAGGGCTACGTCTGCCAGCCCGGCAGCTGGGAGGCCGTCGAGGAGCCGAAGGCGGAGTCCGCCCCGGCCGCGAAGAAGACCACCACCGCGGCGAAGTCCGCGACCACCTCGAAGGAGGTCTGACCCATGGCGATCGGTTCCGGGCTCGGTGCCCAGGTCGGTATCGCGGCCGAGTCGACGTACGGCACGTACGTGGCTCCGACGAAGTTCATCGAGTTCACGAAGGAGGGCCTGGCCCTCAAGAAGACGACGGCTCAGTCTGCCGGGATCGCGGCGGGGCGGCTGTTGCCGTTGTCGTCGCGGCGGGTGGTGACGCAGCGGCAGGCGGCCGGGTCGCTGGACATGGAGGTCACCACGAAGGGTATGGGTGTCCTGCTCCAGACCCTGATGGGTACGACGGTGACGCCGGTGCAGCAGGCGACGACGGACGCCTACCTCCAGACCCACATCCTGGCGGACACGGCGGGCAAGAGCTTGACGGTCCAGAAGGGTGTCCCGCTCACGACGGGGACGGTGACCAGGAAGAACTTTCTGGGCTGCAAGATCATCAGTGCGGAGTTCTCGTGTGAGGTCGGCGGCATGCTGACCGCCAGCTTCGAGATCGACTCGAAGGACTGCGAGGAGACGTCCGTCCTGGCGGCCGCTTCGTACCCGAGCATGTCCCCGTTCCACTTCATGCAGATGGGGCTCAAGACCGGCACATATGGGACTGAGATCGCACGCAGCGGCATCCGCAAGGTGTCGATCAAGATCGAGCGCCCCATGGCCGTGGAACGCTTCTACGCCGGGGCGTCCGGCCTCAAGGCCGAGCCCATCAGCAACGACCAGGTGAAGGTGACCGGCAGCATCGAGATGGACTACGTCGACACCGTCCTCGACGACCTCCACACCAGCGACGCCGCGACGTCTCTCGTCTGGGACTTCTCCGGTGCGGAGATCGCACCGACGTACCCCAGCCGGTTCACGGTCAAGCTGCCCGCGATCCGCTTCGACGAGGCGCCGCCCAGCGTGGAGGGCTTCGATGTCGTCAAGCCGACGCTGTCCTTCACCGGCCTGTACGACGGGACGAACCCGCTGGCCATCGAGTACATGTCCAACGACGTCACCCTCTGACGATGGCTGTCGGCTCGGTCAGGATCCTCGGGACCGGCCAGCTCCTGGAGCTACAGCGGAAGCTGCGGGCGGCCGGTCACGAGAACATCAGGTCGTCGATGCAGCGGCGTATCCGTCGCGCAGCTGAGCCGCTGCGCGACGAGCTGCAGGACACCATCCGCAGCATGCCCATCACCTCGCAAGGCCGCAAGGTCGGAAAGCGCGGCGGGCGGTCGCCCACCAGGCGGCCGCTGCGTGCCTCCATCGCCGCAGCCATTCGGATCAGCGTTCGTACCTCGGGGGCGCCTGGCGCCCGAGTTTGGTTGGACAAGGGCCTGTTGCCCCGGGACCTCCCGATGGGCGTGCCCGCTCAGATCAACGACAAGGGGTTCGTCCGTCACCCCGTCTTCGGCAACCGCAGCCGATGGGCTCGGCAGGACGGCACTGTCCTGTGGTGGGACAGGGTCGTCCGCCGCCACACCCCCCGTATGGAATCCGAAGTGGCGCGCGTCCTGGACGACGTGCGCCGCCGTATCGAGTAGGAGCAGCCCTGTGATCGTGGTCTACACCCCGGCCGGCGGAGAGCCTGAGCAGTACGACGCACGCACGCTGCTGACGTCGGAGGCGTCGATCGTCGCGCGGACGATCGACATGAAGTGGCCGCAGATCAAGGAGGGGCTGAGCGTCGAGGATCTCGACGCGATGCGCGCCGTGACCTGGGTGCTGAAGAAGCGCCACAACCCGTCGCTGAGGTTCGGGGAGTTCGATCCGGGCGTGGACGAGATGGTCACCCGCTGCGACAAGCAGGAGATCGAGAACTGGGTAGACGGCGGATTCCAGCTGAACGCCGCCGATCCGGACCTCAGCCCGGCGGACATCGCCCACGCCCTGCGTGAGGTGCCTGCGGCGGCGATGGATCCGGATCACGCCCGCGCGTACATCGAGCAGTGCCAGGCGGCAGCCGAGGCCGGGGGAAAAGACCTCGCGCCGACGGCGGAGGGAGCTCCCGTGCCGACGAGCTCAGCGCCCTCGACGTCTGCGACGCCCGAGCTCAGTACCTCGGCCTTTTCGCCCACCTCCTGAACATGCCGCCCCACGTCGTCGATGCGCAGCTGGTCGATGACTTCTACGCCCTCGTCCTCTGGATGGACGCCCACCAGCAGGCTCAGCAATCCGGAGGTGAGTGACCGTGGCGAACCGGCTGACGTTCCTGCTCGACGGCCGCGACCACCTGTCTCGCGTCCTCGATGGGGCTGGCCGCCATGCGAACCGGCTGGGTCGGGACCTCCTCGCGGCATCGATCAACGGTGATGCGGCGATGCGGCGTCTGGCGACGAACACGACGACGTCCATGGCGTCGATGCAGCGGGACACCGACCTCGGTGCCAAGGCGGGCGAGGCGCTGAAGGGGACCCTCATCAGTCTGGCGCCGGCGGCGATCCCGGCCGCCGCGTCGCTGGCCCCGCTCGCGGCTGGTGCCGGGGCTGTGGCTGTGGCCACGCTCGCGTTCACCGGTGCTCTGATTCCGCAAATCAGTGCGCTGACCGAGGCGGGCGAGGCGCAGAAGAAGTACGACGACGCGGTAGCGAAGAGCGGCCGTACGTCGGAGGCGGCGATCACGGCGCAGCTGGAGTACCAGCACGTGATGGCGGACCTGCCGCCGGAGACCCGTAAGGCCGCGGTCGCGCTGGGGCTGCTGAAGGACTCAGCCAAGGCCTGGTCCGACTCGCTCGCGGGCGACACGATGCCCGCGTTCACCAAGGGCCTGGCCGTCGCGAACGCACTGCTGCCGAAAACCGAAGGCCTGGTCAAGGGGACCGGGCGTGAGCTCGACCGGATGATGACGGCCCTCGGCGGCGCCATGGAGTCGCCCGGCCTCGACCGGCTCAACAGCAAGTTCACGACGTTCGCGAACACCACCCTGCGCAAGGTCGATGACCAGCTGATCCACCTGATGCGCGTCAGCGACTCGGGGAAGGTTGGCGGCGGGTTCTCGGAGTTTATGGACTACGCCCGCGCGCAGGGCCCGGTCGTAGCCGAGACGGTCAGCAACGTGGCCCGCGCGCTGACGAACCTGCTGCAGGCCGGGTCGGATGTCGGTGTCGGGATGCTCGACATCGTGAACGCCCTGTCGGGGATTGTGTCTGCGGTACCGCCCGATGCGATCGCTGTGATGCTGCAGCTCGCGCTTGCGATCAAGGCCGTGAAGCTCGCGGCCGTAGGAGTGACTGCTGCCCGCACCGCGATGGCCGCCTTCGCCGCACAACTTGTTGCGATGCAAGCTGCTGCTGCTGGTGCGCCGGGGCGGCTGGCTGCGGTGACGGCGGGCATCGGCGCAATGTCGCGCGGCGCGAAGATCGCGGCGGCTGGTACAGGTATCGGGCTCCTCGTCATCGGCCTGATGGAGTTGTCGCAGCAGGGCAAGGCGGCCCCGCCCGACATCGACAAGATGACGAGCAGTCTCGGCCGGTTCGCCGACTCGGGGAAGGTCGCGGGCGAGACCGCCCGCGTCTTCGGTAACGACCTGAGCGGCCTCATGGCCAGCCTCAGCGTCATGGGTGCGAAGAACGCGGACGACTTCTTCAAGCGGTTCGACAAGAACCCTGTCGGCATCAAGGAGGCGAAGAAGGAGATCGAGGCACTCGACAAGAGCCTCGCCGGACTGGTGCAGGGCGGCAAGGCCGACCTTGCCGCAGCCGCTCTGGCGCGTATCAAGAAGCAGATGGGCCAGCAAGGGTTCGAGACGTCGGGCCTGAGTACCAGGCTGACGGAGTACAAGGAGGCGCTGGCCGACGCCGCATTCGAGCAGCAACTCGCAGCTCAGAGCATGGGGCTGTTCGGTACCCAGGCGCTGCAGGTGCAGCAGAAGCTGGATGCGCAGAAGGCCAGCGCGGACGGTCTGCGGCAGTCGATTCAGGCCCTGAACGACGTGAACCGCCAGGGGCTCGGCGGGATGATCGGGTTCGAGGCGGCGATCGACGCGGCCGCGAAGGCGGCGAAGGACAACGCCGGCGCGCTCGACATGACCAACGGTCGGCTGAATCTCAACTCGGAGAAGTCGCGGAACGCCGCGAGTGCGTTGAACGACCTCGCGTCCAAGACGGATGAGGCGACGGCGGCAGCGCGGCAGTCCGGGGCGTCGTGGTCGACGGTCAACGGGATCTATGCCCGAGGCCGCGAGCGCCTGCTCGCGTCGGCGCAGGCGATGGGGCTGACGAAGTCGCAGGCGCAGGCGCTCGCTGCTCAGATCCTGAAAACCCCGGACAAGACGGCGAAACTGAAGGGGAACCTGGAGGATCTCCAGGCGAAGTTGGCTGACGCGAAGAAGCGCCTGGCCGCCGCGCCGTCGTCAAAGACGGCGAAGATCCGGGGCGAGATCTCCGACCTGCGGGCGAAGGTCTCGCAGGCCCGGTACGCCCTGGACACGGTGCACTCCAAGACCGTCAGCGTCATGGTGCAGTACCGGTCCAACAAGAACCCGTCCAGCTTCGCGCAGTCGATCGGCGGGTACGCCTCGGGCGGCAAGCCGCAGCCGGGCGAGCTGGCGTGGGTGGGTGAAGAAGGCCCCGAGCTGATGCGGTTCGGCGGCGGCGGGACGGAGGTCTACTCCCACGGCGACAGCATGGCCATGGTGTCCGACGCCTCGCGCGCCGGCCGGGACGCCGGGCTGGGCCTGCGCGCGGGCATGACCGTGTCCACGGGCGGAGTCGAGGCCGGCGGCCGCGGTCTCGGTGCGGCGGTGCTCTCCGGGATCCGGGACGAGCTGGAGATTCACTCTCCGTCGAAGAAGACGAAGGCGCTCGCGGCCGACGCGGGCAAGGGCCTGATCATCGGGCTCACCGGGTCCAAGGGCAAGATCTCCGCCGTGTCGAGGGATCTGGTCCGGGACATCTGGGCTGCGTGGAGGGGCAGCCGGACCACGAAGGACTCCCGCCTGGTCGCGATGGTCAACACGGACACGCGGCGGTTGCAGGTCCTGGCCAAGAAGCGGGACGACCTCGCGGCGAAGATCGCGACGGCGAAGAAGTACGCGGCCACCGTGAGGACGGCGGCGCGCCAGGAGACGACGCTGGGGCAGCTCGGCATCGCGGACGGTGAGGTGTCGGCCGGCAGCATCAAGGCCGGGCTGCAGCAGAAGCTCGCGCAGATCAAGACCTTCACCAGCTACATCGACACCCTCGCGAAGCGCGGCCTGTCCAAGGGCATGATCCGGCAGATCCTCGACATGGGTCCGGAGCAGGGGTACGCCTACGCGTCGGCTCTGGCCGGCGCGTCGTCATCCACGCTGAAGTCCATCAACGCCACGCAGACGTCGCTCGACACCGCCACGACGTCGCTGGGGCGCGCAGGGGCGGACGCCCTCTACGACAGCGGCACCCAGGCCGGGAAGGGATTCCTGAGGGGGCTGACGTCGCAGCAAGACGCGATCGAAAAGCAGATGACGAAGATCGCGCAGGGCATGCAGAAGGCCATCAAGAAGGCCCTTGGGATCAAGTCCCCGTCCACGGTGATGGCGCAGCTCGGCCGGTACTCCACCGAGGGACTGGCGCGCGGGCTGACCCAGCCGATGCCGGTCCTCGACGCTGCTCTCGGTGTGGTGTCTGGGCGGGTCGCGGGTGTGCGGCCGGTCATCGGCCGGTCGGCTGTGGTGGGTGGCGGTGGCGGGTCTTCGATCACGGTCAACGTCGATGCGCGCGGGGCGATGGATCCGGTCGCGGTCGGCCGGGAAGTGGAGCGAATCATGGTGAAGTTCGGCCGGTCGCAGGGGCGCGCAGTGGCGGTGGCTCGCTGATGCCGACCCTCGTGGAAGTGGGATGGGGCGGTCAGATCCAGGCGCCGTCGGCGATCCGCTGGACGGACCTCACCGCCCGGGTGGACCAGGTGCAGGGAGTACGGATCGACCGGGGCGCGTCGGACGAACTGTCGGAGATCCAGCCCGGCAGCTGCACGATGGTCCTGGACAATGCGGACGGGGCACTGACCCCGGGGAACCCGAACTCGCCGTACTACCCGAACGTGCGGCGCAACGCCCCGATCCGGGTGTCGCAGGCGGTCATCCCTGTCCGGTCTGGGGCGGCCCCGTACTCGCTCAACATGATGGGCGACGCGTTCGACTCCGGCGTGGCGGACCCGTCGATGTGGACGACGGCCAACGGCGCGGTGCAGGTGGGTGGACGGCTGCGGCTGCCCCTCGTCCCGGGGGTGGTGTCCAGGCAGACATCGAACCGGGAATGGTCCCTGGCCGGCGCCGCGCTTTCGGTGAAACTCGCGACCCCGCCTGGGGCGAACGGCAGCTCGTCCACGTCGATGTCGATGTGGGTGTACTCGCAGACGACAGGGACTCGACTGCGCTGGTCGTACAACGCCGTCAACGGACTGCTGCGTGCCGCGTCGGAGGTGAGCTCCGCCGACGCCGGGGCCGTGTCGGTCCCCTACGACCCGATCGCCCACGCCTGGCTCCGGATCCGCGAGACGACCGGTGTCCTGTTCTTCGAGACCAGCCCGGACGGGTGGGACTGGACGATCTGCCGATCGCTCGCCACCCCGGCCTGGGTGAACACCAACACGGTCCAGATCGAGTTCAACGCGACCCGCACTGGCGGGACCGCGGACTACGTGGAGTGGGATCTTCTCGGCGCCCGGGTGCGACCCCGCTTCTACGGCATGGTCAACGAGTGGCCCGTCCAGTGGGAAGGGCTGCTCAGCACGGTCAGCATCAGCGCGACGGACCTCTTCAAGCGGCTGAACCGGCAGCCGCCGTTGCGGTCGATGCTGGGTATGGAGGTGCTGACCCGTGACACCGTGACCGGTACGTTCTCCTTCCCCGCTGCGTACTTCCCGCTGGCGGAGCCGGTTGAGTCGGCGGCTGCCGGATCGGTCGTCGGGGCCGGGATCGGCGCCTTGGCCTCCACTCAAGTCGGGGCGGGCGGGACCTTGGTGTTCGGTGAGGAGGGGGTCCCCGAAACTGGTGAGAGCGCGGTGTCGTTCACCCCCGCGTCAGCGACGGCTGGTCGGTACTTGGTCGGGGATCTCGGCCCGCAGATGGCGGCGGACAGCACTACGTGGGCGATCAACGTTCAGGTGTGGATCAAGACATCGACGGCGGGCAGGGCGATCCTCGGGCTGAGCGACCCGCTGCGGACATCACAGTTGGTGCTCTCCCTGAACAGCAGCGGCGTCTTGACGGTGGAGTCCACGCAGGACGGCACCGCCCTGGTCATCGGTACCAGCAGCAGCGGCAATCTGGCCGACGGAGCCTGGCATCACGTCGTGTACGACGGGTCCGCGAAGCGCGTCTACGTCGATGGTGCGGCGGCGGGCGGCATACTGCCCGCCACGTCGTCACCAGACCTGCGGACCATCTACGTGGGCGGCTACCGGAGCGCCCGCCTGTTCTCCGGGCAGATCGCGCACCTGTCCCTGCACCTCGCGAACGGGCCGGTCGGCTCGGTGTACGCCGTGGCGTCGGACGCACGAACCGGGTTCAGCGGGGAGTCCTCCGACTGGCGGGTCGAGCGCCTGGCCCGGTACGCGGGCCTGGAGTCGGTGACGCTGCTCGGGTCGACTTTCGACCCGGTCGCGTCGCAGGGCCCGACTGGCACGTCGATCGTGGCCCGGCTTCAGGAAGTTGAGGCGACGGAGAGCGGTCGGCTGTACGCCGAGCGGGACTACTACGGGCTGGCGTACCAGTCCCGTGATCTGCGGTACAACCCGAGCGCCGGCGCCGAGGTCTTCGCGATTTCGTACGCGGATGTCGAGCCCGGCATTCAGCTGGCTGACGATGACCAGAAACTCTGCAACCAGGTCGAGGCGTCCCGCCCGAACGGGGCGACGCAGATCGTCACCGACGCTTCGTCCGTCGAGGCGTTCGGCGTGTACGAGCAGCAGCTCACCGTGCTCAAGACGTCGGACAGCTCGGTCGCCGATGCCGCGTCGTGGCTGGTCTCCCGGTACGCCGACCCCGCCCCCGAGCTGCGCGAGGTGCCGATCGAGGCCGCGACGATGGCCACGTTCCTCGACATCCTCGACGCGGACATCAGCTCGTACTTCACGGTGTACGACCTGCCCGCCCAGTCATCGGCACTGGAGATGCGCGTCACTGTCGAGGGCTACACCGAGACGCTCAAAGAGAACAGCCATCTGATCGAGTTCCGCACGAGCGCCAGCGCCCGCGACTCAATCTGGATCCTCGACGACCCGGAGTACTCCGTGCTCGGATCCACCACACGACTCGCCTACTGACCGGAGGAACCATGGCCACAGACGCACTGCCCGCCGACGCGATTGTGCAGGCCGAGACGAACTACCTGCCGCCGCCCCCGCGCCGCGGCCAAACCGCCCAGGACTGGTCGCAGGTCCCCGGTGCTGAGCTGCTGTACCGGTGGGTGGAGACGCGGTTCGGCTGGCGGGTGCCGGTGCCCACCGCGTTCGTCCCCGACGACCCCGGCCTGTACGCGCGGATCGACGACGGCCGCTGGGTGGCCGAGTGCACCTGCGGCGCCGCCTGGATCGTGTCCGTCCTCGACCCCCGGTTCGGGTGCGCGCAGTGCCAGCGCGACTGGGTGCCGCTGATCGTGCCCGACGACATCGCCGCCGCCGAGGCCGAGGCCTTGGCTCTGGTGCGCCGGTTCTGGTTCCACCCCGATGACCCCCGCAATCCCGCTCCGCCCATCCCCGAGGAGCCGGAAGCCCCAGCTGACCCCGCCCCCGAGGAGCAGCCGTGACGTTCGGCCCGAAAACCTGGGTGGTCGGCGAGACCGTAGACGCCGCCCTGCTCAACCAGGAGATCCGCGACCAGTTCAATTCGATGTTCGGGGCGTGGACGCCATACACCCCGATATGGACGGCGACCGGCACGGCCCCGTCCATCGGGAACGGAACTCTCGGCGGCCAGTACATGAAGGTCGGCCGCATGTGCACGGTCGTGATCTACGTCCTGTTCGGCAGCACGACGACGTATGGGTCAGGCAGCTGGCGGCTCAGCCTTCCGTTCCAGGCCGGGTCCATCCCGTCGGGCACCCCGGGTGTCCTCAACTGGACGTACAACACCACCGCCGCCTCGAACTTCATGATGGGCGCCGAGCCCCTCTCGAACAGCTCGACCGGCACCGAGAACATCTGGATGCCGTCCCAGACTCTGCTCGGTGACTGGAACGCCATGACCGAGTCCTCGCCGGTCACCCCTGCGGCCGGCTACTCGCTGCGGGGCTACGGCACCTACCAGACCGCCACCTGACCAGTCCTTCCCGCTCACCTGCCCCGCGCCGACCGGCCGGGGCTTCGTCATGTCTGGAGGTCTCCATGGCCGGTACCGCTGCCGACGTAGCCCGCATCATCAAGGCCGAGGTCGGCTACCAGGAGGGCCGCTCCGGCGGCCACTGGAACAACTACCAGCGCTACAGCCCCGCCGTCCCCGGCCTGGAGTGGTCGCAGAACCAGGCCTGGTGCCAGACGTTCACCACGTGGGCTTTTCAGACGGCCGGGATGCCGAAGGGCTCGTACCCGGTGACCGCGTCGTGCGCGCTCGCGGTGGCGTGGTGGAGGAAGGCCGGCCGGTGGTCGGAGTACCCGGCGATCGGGGCCGCGGTCTTCTTCGGGCCGGGCGGCGGGTCGCACACCGGAATCGTCATCGCCTACGACACGTCCACGATCACCACGATCGAGGGCAACACGAACGTCTCCGGGTCGGCCGAGGGCGACGGGGTGTACCGCAAGGTGCGGCAGCGCCGGGACGCCTACGTGTACGGCTACGGCTACCCCACCTACCCCGGCGGCATCACGTCTGCCGACCCCAACTGGAAGAACCCCACAACCGAGGAGGACCCCATGGCGGGCATTACCAAGCGCGACATCTACGACGCGGTGTGGACGACCGACGCGATCGCCGCTCCGGCCGACGCGAAGGACATCAAGACGAACAAGAGCTGGCAGCCGCAGTCCGTCATCAGGGACGTGCAGGCGCGCATCCGCTCCATGGACAAGCGCCTCGCCGCGCAGACCGCGGCCATCACCGCGCTGGCCAAGCTCGCTGGCAAGGGCGTCGACACCTCGGCGGTCATCGTCGCAGTGGAGGCCGCCATCAAGGACGCCGTCATCACCGTCGACATCAACGGCCAGGAGGCCTGACCCATGGCTGCACCGATCGAGTCCAAGGTGACGGCTGCGACCGTCATGACGTTCGTCGTCGGCCTGGCCGCCGCCGTTCTCAACGCCGTGCAGGCGGACAGTTCGCTGCTCGGCCCGCTGCCCGCGTGGCTACAGGCCCCGCTCCTTTCCCTCGTTCCGGCGGGGCTGGCGTTCCTCGCCGGGTGGAAGGCGAAGCACACGCCGCGCGATGTCGCTGACCCGCTCGCCAAGGGCGTCTGAGCTGCCCACCGAGCACCACGGGAGTACGTATGGACGCTGCCATGGTCGGGGCGCTGGCCGCTGTGCTGGCCTCGCTGTTCGCCGCGGCAGCGGCCGCCTACGGGTCCCGGGGCGCCACGAGAGCGGCCCGGGAGGGCGGAGCGTTGACCGGATACAACAGTCTGACCGACCAGTTGCAGGAGGAGCGGGCTGAGTTGCGCTCAGACCTGGCCACCCTGCGCGCCGAACTGGCGGCTGAGAAGGCGGAGACGACGCGCCTGCGGATGCTGGTTGCCCAGCTCGGGGGGACGCCGTGACGAGAACGGAGAGGTTGCTCTACCGGCGCCGCCGCGGCCTCTGGGTCACGGCGGCGCTGCTGTTCCTGGGCGGCGGCCTGGCGCTGGCCTTCTTGCTGATCGGCCGGGCGCAGGACCGCGCGGACGAGCTGGCCACCGAGGCGGACCGGCGGGGTACCGCGGTCACCACCTTGGCGACGGATGTGCGGACGCTGCGCGCGCAGGTCCAGGCCCGGGGCGGCACCCCGGCGGCCCCGGATCCGGGGGACGCGGTGGAGGATCTGCCCGCGCGGGCCGAGGTGCCGGTGCCGATCCCCGGACCGCCGGGGCCCGTCGGGGAGACGGGCGCCCGCGGTGCGCGTGGCCAGCGCGGTGCGACCGGCGCCTCGGCCACCCCCGCCCCGGGCCCGTCGGGCGCTGCTGGCCGCGAGGGTATGGGCGGCGCACCGGGGGCGGTCGGCCCGGCTGGGCCTGCTGGCCCCGCGGGCGAGCAGGGGCCGGCAGGCGCGCCGGGCCCCGCGGGCAAGGACGGTGCCGCTGGGAAGGACGGGAGCGACGGGGCCAGCGGTCAGACCTGCCCGGCCGGGTACTCGCTCCAGCCCCCGCCGTCGGATCCGGATGCGCTGGTCTGCCGGCGCGACGGGGCCCCGGCCGTACCCAACCCGACGACGTCCCCGGCCGCGTACGCGCTGCTCGACCGTCGCCGCTCATGAACCACAACGCCCCGCCCCGGCTACGGCCGGTGGCGGGGCGCTTTCGTGTGTTCAGGCTCGGGGGCGGTCGGTGCGCGCTCCGCGACCGGGCGCGGACGCTGCCGCCGTGCGAACGTCCGCCGCCCGGTATCGGGCCATCGGTCGACCGGCCACCTCGACGAAATCAACGCGCGGCACCTGGTGCCTGCTGATCCATCGGCGGACGCTGCCGGGGGCGATCCCCAGGTGGGTTGCGATGTCGTCGCGCGTCCACAGCTCAGGGGTGGGGTCGGTCATGATGTGGGTTCCTTCCGTGCCAGTACGGCCCGCCACGGTGGTCCATTCGGTGGCGGGCCGCTGCTGCTGTGGAGGTCAGTCGTTCAGGGCGGCGAGGGTGTTCTCGACCCAGTCCTCGGTTCCGGGGAGCAGGTCGCTGATGGTGTCGTCGTCGAGGCCGTCGACGTGGTGCTCCCCGAAGTAGTCGGACGCCTCTTCGCGGGTGGCTACGACGCTGCTGCGGGGGGCGTGGATTTCGCTGCCGACGGCGAGTTGCCCCGTTTCGTCGATGTACAGAACCGGGCCCCCGGCAGGGCTGTTGAGTAGTTCGCGGACCAGGGCAACGGTGATCTCAGGGTGCTGGGCCATCAGGTGCTCCATTTCCAGTGGTTCGGATTCGGCGGGATCAGGCGACCGGTTCGAACGAGGCGGCGAGCGCGCCCCGGATGTGGTCGGCGGTCTCGTCGGACACGGTGACCCAGTAGTCAACGTCCACGTCGCCGGGGTTGTTCACCAGGAGTTCGGGCCGGGTGGGCTGTCGGTCGAGGATGATGGCCGAGTCGTCGTCGGCGAGGCCCTGCACGAAGGCGCTGATGGCCTCGTGTGCCTCGCGCTGGGTGAGGCCGTACGTCTCCATGGCCTCGTCGCACAGGTCGTAGGAGATGAGTCCGCGGCCGGTCATGCCCTCGAAAATGTCGGTGGTCATGGTGTGCCCCTTCCCTGGTGCCAGGCGGTTGCCCGTGGCGATGACTCAACCTTGCCCCACGTGGGGCGAAGTTGTCAACAAGGCCGCCTTGCCATTTGCCGGACAGCGACCGCCCACCCGGCTACAGTGGTCACATTGCTCCCCGCGGATGCGGGGATGTCCCGTGCATGAACTCGCGTTGCGTACGGACTGGTAGCTGCTCCCCGCCACTGCGGGGATGAACTGAAGCGCCCCCTGTCCCGGCTACGGCCGGTGGCAGGGGGCGCTTCGTCGTGTCCGGGGTCAGTCGGTGCCGGGCTCGGGGTGTCGGACGATGCGCTTCAGCTCCCGCTCGACGTCGTACCTGCCCTGCCCGGTCGCCTCGGCGTACGCCGTGATCGCGGCCTGGACTCGGGCTGCGGTCGCGACCGTCAGCCGTCCCTCTTGCTGCTCGGCCCAGGCCGCGCGCTCCAGCTCGATGAGCTCATCTGTCAGTTCGATTGCCACGGCCGGATCGTACGACGGCGGCTCCCGGAAACCGCGATGGCCCCACCGTCGCGGGGAAGGTGGGGCCATCGGAAGTACCAGCGGCCTCGGCGGCGGGTACCGTTCTGGTGTCGAGTCAGAACGGAGTTCAGTATGCACGCTCTGCCCCATGACCACACCGGCGCACGCATCAAACGGCTGCGCCTTGAACGCCACCTCACGCAGAAAGCCCTGTGCGACCTCGCGCAGATTCCCTACTCCACCCTTACGAAGACCGAGCAGGGCATCCTCCCCCCGTCGCCGCACCTCATCGCGAGCGTGGCCCGCGCGCTGCGAGTCGAAATCGCCACGGTCACCGGCCAGCCCTACGCCACCGAACTCCGAGCCGATCAGCTGGACATACTGATCCAGCCGATCCGCGAGGCACTGGACGTGTACGACCTCGGGCCGGACCCGGAAATCCAACCCCGCCCGCAGCAACTGCTCCAGGACGACGCCGAGCACCTGCTCGTCGCTGTCCGCGCGGCCGAGATCAAGCAGACCGCTACGCAGCTCCCCGGCCTGCTCCTCGAAGCGACGACGGCGGCACACCTGGCCGGCACGTCCGAGGGGTGGCTGCTCCTCGCCTCGTACTACCGCACCGCGTACGACGTCGCGTCGAAGCTGGGCTACGCGGACCTTGCGACGATCGCCCTGTCGCGGATGGAGTGGGCGGCCGAGCGCGGGTCCGGCGCCGTGGTGGGCGGCATGTACCGGTACATGCGCGCGCTCACCTACCTGCGGGCCGGGCAGTACCGCACCGGGGACCGGCTGATCCGGATGGGGCTCGGGATCCTGGAGCAGTCCGACCCGGGCCGGGAGCGGGACGTTCTGACCGGGCAACTCCATCTCGGCGCGGCGGTGATGGCCGGACGGGCACAGGATCGGGCGGCAGCGGACGGCCATCTTGCGGAAGCGGAGCGCATCGCGGCCGCGACGGGCGACGCCTCGGACGTCCACTGGCTGTCCTTCGGCCCGACGAATGTGGCCGTACACCGGGTCAGCGTGCTGGCCGAGCTCGACGAGTACGGGCAGGCCGCACAGATCGGTCAGACCATCACCGTGCCGAAGGCGTGGCCGGCCTCGCGGAAATCGCACCACTTCGCCGAGTTGGCGCGGGCCCAGATGTGGGACGGTTCGCTGGATGATGCGTTCGCGAATCTGCTGCGGGCGAGGCGGGCGGCGCCGCAGCAGGCGAGGTACCACCAGACGGTCCGCGAGACGTACTCAGGACTGGAGGCGGCGAAGCGCCAGCTGCCGGACAGCTTCCTCTCCTACGGCTCCTGGCTGGGCGCCTGACTCTGCGTCAACCCTTGGCCCCGACTATCACCATCCCGTGATAGTCGGGGCCTTGTTGTGCCCCCACCATGGCATCACCAGCCAGTGACGGCGTGATGACCAGGGGCGATGTCGAGATGATGACTCTCAAGGTGTACGAGGTGAGCCGGGCAGGCACCGTCCGTGTGGTACGGCCACAGTCCGAGGTCGCGCCCGTCACGACGGTGGACCGCAGCGCGGCATACCCGGACTGCGAGTGCCCGCGCCACCGGCCGGCAGGAACTGACGCCGCATACAGGGTGTTCCTCGCGCACACCACCCAGTGCGCCGCCTGCCGGGCCGGGGCCGCGTGCCCCACCTCGGCGACGCTCGGCCGCGCCTGGCGGGAGGCCCGCCGATGAGCCGGTCGGTCATGCGGTTCGTGGAGTGGACGATCGGCGCCCCCCGCGGCGAGGCGCCTCGGCCGGTCTGGCGCATCCGCTGCTGCGCCCCCGGATGCGAGGAGGAGTCCGACCCGAGCCCCTCGCACCTCGCCCCGGACAACTGGGCACTCCAGCACGCCGGCCGGACCGGGCATACGGAGTTCGAGGAGCTCGTGCGCTGTCGCCTCGTCGCGACCCCGAAGGAGGCGATCCGGTGATCTGCGACCACTGCGACCAGCTGATGCGCCCGGACGAAGCCGAGCCGATCCCCATGTACGCGGCCACGGGGGCCGGGACCACCATCTACGTCCACAAGGTCCCGTGCACCAAGTCGCGGGCGCACCCGGTGTCGTACCCGACCCGCCGGGCCTAGACCTCCCGCTGCCGCCTGTCCTTCCACAGCAGGCGGCAGCGGGCGCCTATCCGTGTGACGACCCCGCGGATGGGGAGCCCCGGCCCGCAGGGGCGGGCCGGGGCTCCTACCCCCGCACGAGGTCGGCGAGGTCCACGCCGATCGCGTCGGCGATCAGGAGGAGGTGATCGAGCAGCGGAGACGTGTGGCCCTGTTCCAGCCGGTTCACCGTCTTCCGGTCAAGTCCGCATCGGCCGGCCACTTCCTCCTGAGTGAGGCGCGCGGCGACGCGAGCGGCTCGGACGCGGTCCCCGATGGCCCGGCGGCGGGTGGGTACCCAGTCGGGTAGGGGTTCGGTCGGCAC